AACGTTAGCAGAATATGGGTCAACATATACCCTAAACCGACCATTCATCACACCAGCGAAAGTTGTCGCAGTGTCATCAACGTTCAGTGTGTTGTTAAGAGCAGGCGTGTAGTCAAGGACACCAGCCATCTGAAGAGCGGACGCAACGTCAGCAGAGCAGATGATCATGTTACCTTTACCGCGACGAGTCTGCTGACCAATCGCATTCGCATCACGCTCGATCTGGAACATCAGACCTTTGAACTTCTCAACCGACCAACGACCGTTGGAGTCAGTGTCAAGGTCAAAGATACCGGCAGTTGTCGTATTAACCTGAGCACCCTTAACAGCGGTGACATACAGGGAACGAATAACTTCACGGTTGATTTCAGCAAGGATTTCTGTGGATAGAATGTTGCTGAGTTCTGTTTCAGCGTCCAGACCGTGGATCGCTTTAAGGTCTTGCGCCAGTTCCATCGTGTACTCGGCCTTGAGGGCACGGGACACGGCGGTAACTGTTGACTTCTCGATTGAGAACGCCATTTGAGCGAAAGCGTTAGTGCCGCTATCACCAAGGGCTTCTGCCTCAGAGCGTGTCATACCTGTGGCACTTACATATGTACCAGCAGAAGGACTGTCGTTCAGCACGGCAGGGTTGGTTTCTGTGGAACCAATATCACCACCACCGATTGTACCAGCAGCGTTCTGGTTTGAGAAATCAGGGAAGACTTCATCAACGAGAGCTTCCGCACCATCCTGAGATGTGAGCGAAGAACGCATCGCGAAGATCAGACCCGTTGGACCTGTCATTGGCTGCACACCGCAAACGTCATAAGCGATAAGGTTAGGCATCGCACGGCGAACCAATGAAATCAAAATTGGATCCCATGTGTCCAACTGCCCACCACCCATGCTGTTAACAGGTGCTGTTTCTGTAAGAAAACTCGCGTCTTCTTTGAGTGCTTTTTCTTGGTTTTCCAAGATCAGAGTAGTAACGGCACGCTTGTAAGAATCCTCAATCTTAGGAAGATCGGGATGCTCAAGAACTGGCTGCCACTTTTCTTGAAGATGTTCTGTCTGAAACATTTGTTTCTCCTTTTTGTTACATCTAAATGGTTTATATTAAGAAGCGCGAGCCTTAGTTTTAGTGATTGCATTCATGTACTTTGACATTGAATCACTAACGCTAATGTCCTGAGCTGCGCCGTCATGGTCATTATCTATAACTTGTTCTGTGTCAACTTCCTCGCGAACTTTAGGAAAATAGTTTTCCTTGAGAGTGTCGAGTTTTGCACGGAATGTGTCTTCGTCAACGAAGTCCATATCCTCTACAAGTGACTTGAACTTTTCAACTTCTGTGTCGGTGAGGTCTTCAGAGACTTCAACAACAACGTGTTCGCGAACAAGTTCACCGTTCTTATCTTTAAGAGCGATATTCTGTTCAAGAACCTCATTTACCTTATCTTCTAGTTCTGCAATCTTATCAGACTGAGCACCTAGTACGTCATACTTCTCGTCAGGAACGTCAATGTAATGATCTTCGAAAAGTTGCTTCAGACCAGAGATGAAGTCTTCTGCGATTTCACCTTTGAGTCCACGCTCGATTGCGAGTTCATTTTCTTTTGTCCACTCCTCAACAACGTAGTTAAGATAGGTATCAATTTTGTCAGTCATGTCCTCTTTGGCTTCCTCAAGTTTTTCATCAAACTCTTCAACGGTTGCCTGATACAGACGGGCGATTTCATCGCGTGTCTTGGACTTGACTGCTGCTTCGAAGATTGTAGACGCTTTTTCTTTGAAATCTTCAGAGAGGTCTTCACCTTCTACAAGAGCGTCAACGTCTTCTTTGACACTAATACTCTTGATCTTCTCTTCGATTTCATGCTTTGCTGCTTTGAGTTTTTTCATCTCTTGCATGTCTTCATCTTCGTCATCTTCATGAGCTCCCTCTGGGTGCATCGCAGACATGATCTTCCCATAGTTAGCCTTGAGGTCTTTTGCCTTCATTTGTTCCATTTCGTGATACATTGCCTTCAACATTTCCATTTTTGTACGTGGCATAGCGGCTTCTTCAATAACCTCTGAGTCTTCATCACTTTCGTGATCTTCCTCTTCAGAAACCTTTTTAATCTTTTTCATAGGCTCGGCAGGTTTCTCGCCTTTCTGTTGTGCGTCACCACCAATCTCTGCTGCACCTTTCGCTGCAACATCTGTTGGTGAGGACTTAGCTTCGGGGTCAACCACGGCAGCTCCGCCGTCTTCAACCTCTCCGCCGGGTGTCTTCTTGTCAAGTTTCTTTTGACCTTCTGCTGGAGCGGCACCCTTCATCTGAGGGTCACTCTTAGCGTGCTGTCCTTCTTCAAGTTCAGCGAGCACTTCCGCCTCCAACTCTTCAATTGTTTGTTCTAGTTCTGACATAGGATGCCTCCTTTTTGCAGTAATAAATTACTAATATTTATTTATAAATTATAATCTTTTTAGGAACTTTGCAAAGGCAAGAGCCTTCCGCGTTTCGTCAAGTCTTGCTTTTTTTGCATCAAATTCTCTTTTCATCTCAACCAATTCTGCTTCAAGTAGAGCACCGTTGTTCCAGACCCACTCTTTTCCCTCCATAATACCTTCTACAAAAGCATTAGGAGCGGATGGGTCAGCAACGATATCAGCGGCCGTCGCAAGATAAAAGTCGTCTCTCACATGGTTTGCACCATTTTTCTGTTCAAGACTACCCATACCACGCGAGGAAACACCAAGTTTAGCACCCTCGTCCATGAGATTCTTTACTATTTCACCCATTGGTGTGGACATAATCTTTGCCTCACCAATAAAGTTTTTGCCTTCCGGCTTCAGACTTGTTATCATGTGTGAAACCCTTTCAAGGTTCACGGTAGGTCCGTCTGGATGACCCAATTCACCAAAAGCTCGTTTCTCTTGAATGAAATTCTTATTATACTTAGCTACCTCTTTTTCAAGGACCGGCATGGGATACACCCGACCATTGCGGTTTTTTATATCCGCTTGCATGAAGATACCCTTAATCTTGTAGTTCTTTTTACCGTCTTCTCTTTCCTCGCAGATATATTGTACTTCCTCTACGGCTTCTGAGAATAATTTGAGTGTTTCCATTGCACTATCCTTATGTTATGTTATCGTAACCTGATACTTTACGAAGTTTCAACCAAATAGTTCCAACTGATGCAGAACCATTGGTCAATAACAAGTCACCAGTAACACCACTTCCAGCATTATTTGGAATTGCTGGAACACCATCTCCAAAACCAACTTTACCGCTACCATTTAATGATAGAGCAACCACATCTGATGTTGCGTCAAATAATATATCTGTTTGAGAGCCAACCGACCAAGCGCACCCTACAATTGAAACCCTTGGGTCAGTTGCAGCATTCTCGGCAGCAGAGGCATCATAAATACTTGCTCCACTATTGGTGCTTGTCGTAGTGATTTTTAAGAACACTTCGAAGTCGGTATCGATTATCTCATGTACTACCAATGCCATTTTTCAACTCCTATATGTTTAACATTTCACGTTCAAAGTACTTCATTAGGTCTTTTTCAGACACTTTGTACCGTTTAGAAACGTCTTTTATTGTTTTTTCAAAACTATTTAGGAAATCTGAAGGTTTTGCGTCCATAACTTTAAAAATAGAATCAACTGCATCCTTCATCTTAGGAGAAAGTTTCCGATACTCCTTCGACTTACGATGTTCATCTTTCTCTACAACTGTAGATTCATAGATGTCCTCAATCCTCTTCATTTACATCTGCTTCCTGATCAACAAAATCTATCGGAGTTTTTACAAAACTATTTGCAACATCTCGACGTTGCATCTCTAGTTTGTCTCCAACTCGCAGAGCCATATTATCTTGAAATATACGCTCTGCGTCTACATTATTACCTGATATGATTGCGTTTAGTAAATCTTTTGTGTCACTCATTGAAAGTCTCCTTCATCATCTTCATCGTCTTCTGCACTTTCTTTTTCAATCTGATCTTGCATTTCTGCTATTTGTGCATCATTCATATTTAAAACTTTTTTCAGTACAAACTGTTTTGAGAAGAATGTTCCTACATAACTCTCCACTTGTGATAAAGTATCGATGCGGTCCTTCAACAATTCTGCCTCTTTTAGTTCTGCAAAGTGACCGTCCTCTAAGAAGTTGTACTGAATATGCTCTTGCATATTAGGCCAATCCTCTGGTGAGATTACTCCTTTCAACAAAAGGTTTGTCTTCAAGAGGTCTGTGAGGAGCGGGGTAAACTTCTTACGGACACGTTGTACGAACTTTGTGAATTTAAGTTCGTCTCTAGTGATTTCAGTTGTTCTGCCGAGAGAGAAACCTTGCTCTGCTTCAAGTCTTGAAATCGGCACGTTAAGTGAACGGTATAGTTTCCGTTGGAAGTATACGATATCATCAATCTCTCCAAGATTAGAACCGCCGGGAAGTGTTGTAATCTCTGTTCCTCGACCGCCTTCTCGGCGTGGAAGCCAAAAGTCCTCCAACATACTCATATGGTTACGGTCATCTCGTATCTCACCTGTCGATGCATCATATACCAACTTGTTACGATAACGATTCATCACATCCTTGAGATATTGCTCTGCCTTTATCTTAGGCAAGTTACCAACATCGATGTAGAAAATCCTACGCTCGGGTGCGCGAGAAATGCGATAGATGACTAGTGCATCTTCAATCATACGCAACTGATTGACAGGTTTGATTGCCTTGTGTAGATATGAAAGAACTCGACCACTTGAACTGTCAATAAGACCAGATGGACAATATGCGATAGCATCTTTGGCAATACGAATCCCTTGTGATGTTCCCCCAGAGTATCCTTTTTCATTATATACAAAATACTCGTTGACTGCCTCAACCATGTCAACTTGTGTTTTAGGGTCTTTACTTTTCTTTGTCTCCCGCACCTTTTTAATCTTTGTGGGGTCTATGTAACGAACTTGCGTAATACCCTTTTTTGGATCACCAGTGTCAATGACTTTGTGATAATAGAGGCGACCATCTACATACCACCGTCTAAAAATGTCGTGTCCTTTGACACCAAAATCTAAAAGACGTAGAACTTCATTGAACTCGTCTTTAATTCTTTTCTTAATTTTTTCTGGATACGGAAGATTATCCAATACAACTTCAACTGCAACATCATTTGTATTTGCTACAATTGATTCGTTTACGATATCTTCTATCGCAGCATCACACTCAGCTTGAAGTGAGATGTCTCTATACCTACGAATGAGGTCAATGTCTGAACGTTCACGCCCGTCTGTATTAAGTACAGACGATAAAAAACCACCACCGGCAACATCAACTGTGCCGTCATCAGGAGTAGGGGTGGTGAAAGTTTTCTCACCACCCTCTACTTCTTTGGTTGCTCTTTGAATTTGGAACCCAAAAAGTTGTGCCATAATATCTCCTACTTTGTATTATTTAGTAGGTTCTTAGAAGTTCACGCCAGAAGCTTCAAAGTGTTGGTATCTCCAAGTTACTTCAAATTCTTCAATCGCATCTGCCTGATCAGAAGTCAAGTCAATCTGCGATATCGTAAGTGGCCATGCACTTCTAAAGATATATGTCTTCAGAACCGTATCGTCACGATCCAACTGCTCTACTGTGAGGTCCGTCTGATAATCGGCGGGTGCAATCACACCAGTGTTATCAGCAAGGTCATTGATATC